CCGTGACCGCCCCAGGTATGTGGCGCCGCCGCGCCCTTGACGCTCTGTGCCAACGCCAGGAATAATGTCTGGTGGACGCTTTCCGCGACCGCGCCTGACTCCCTTCAATGCACGGCCGGATGGGTCCTCACCACGCTTTATAAATTCCTGGCGTACTCCGCGTTGCATGATTTTACCGGTACGCCAGCTCTTCTCGAGCTTGCTGCGCTTATATGCCTTGCCTGTGTATGGGCTTATGCCTCCGGCGCTGTACTGAGCCAACTCAGCCAGCTTGCCGTATTTGCCTTTTTTGATATCTCTATCGCTGACGCCAAATATCTGACTTGCCATTTTGGCAAACTTTGTATATTTCTTATCAACCTTGCCAGTTTCACGATATTTGCGCATGCTGTCAACAAGATTATTTAATACATAGGCAGCATCATCAGCAATGTCTGGACCGTAGCGAACACCTGGCATACAAAAACTCCTCTGGTTTTTTTAAAATATACCAGAAAAGTTACTTATTTAACGGTCAGGATTTGGTGGTCTTTCTATAACGAATATGTCATCAGTCTTCGATGATGGTGCTTCAATAGGAACCCAGGCCCTTGCATAGTTATGTTCTTGTATTTTCCGCACTTTGATCAAGTCACCGTCAAGCATTAGAGATAATTCATCTGCACGCATACAGAGCATCTTGTCAAAGTCGTCTCTGTCGTATTTCCTTGACCTGCTAAGTGCCCTGATAATGGTTGACACCTTGGATGCTGTCATTACAGAATGTCCACGGTTCATTTGTAGATGAAGCATCATTGCATCGGCTTGATCAATATCATGAAATACGACAGGTATAAGGCCATTTGATTGCTGCAAAATATATTTTGCATTAGTTGCTATCAAAAATCGCTCAGATCCGTCAATAATCTCGCCACTTTGGCGCCGGACATGCAGTGGCTCTATGAATCCTCTTTGCGATAGTGACGCGGCAATAATAAGCATCTCTGGTCTAAGCACATATGTCGCTCTCCATGTCGGAACAGTGAGCGTTTCCGGCTGGACATATTCAATCGTTATCATATTGAGTGGTCCTCGATTATTTCTGATTCCCTAACCGTATAGGCCTTCGTTTTTGGACCTACCGGGGTAGGGGAGTTGACATCGATCTCATTCAGCATGAGATTTCTTATAAGCCAGCTGACTGGATATCCATGCGGGTCGGTCGTGTGTTTCTTCCTAAATTTTGATACGTATACACGGGCTTCCATTTTTCTACGATCACCAATCAGGTAATCATCGATAAAACGCGACGCACCATCAAAGCCATCTCGTGCGTATTGAGAAATTAATTTCTCTACATCAAACTCCGGCCATAAGCGGCGCTGAGCGTCTATGTACGGAAAACAATCGAACAGAGAATCATAAAATTCTGGTTCTGTTGCTATCACATCGCCAATCCGGCGAATCGCCGTCGCATGCAGTGGTATCCCAACTCGCGTGTTACTGCCAGTCAATGTCGCAGCATCGTAATACTCGCAATACTCAGCGCCACACTCTTCAATGATGTACTTGAACACATCGTTAGTATTCCAGTCATATATGACCTTGGCGAATTTTAATGGAATGCCACGTTTTAGCTTGTATGGAGTTGTTATGTAATTTTCATGTAGCTTTTGAACTATGGATCTATATCTGACCATTGACTCGCTGGCCCGAACGCCGGTAAGGAAGGCGACATTTCCGCGCTTTCCTTGCATCGTGTAGTAGTCAGTTTGCTCTGGAAGTGACATTTTATGCGACAGGCCGAAATTCTTACCGCTTATTGCCCACGGTGGCATGTCTCGAACCCATCGCCCCTGCTCGTACCGCTCTTGGCTCCACAGCAATGTAGTGAGGCGGCGTCCAAGTACCCAAATTTCAGCTGGATATGGTAGGCAGTACCACTCCATATCCACCCATGGGTAATTTCTCACGCGCTCTACATAGTCAATCACCAATGGGCTGACCATCTCCTCATCGCGGAAAATAACCTTTACCGGTCCGAGGCCACGTTCTTCATGCACTTCTTTGGCTAGGTGGAGAACAGCCGTGGAGTCTTTGCCTCCAGAAAACTGCACACACACAGTATCGAACGTATCGTAGACATGACGTATCCGCTGTCGCGCCGCATCGACACATGACATGTCAAGAAATAGGCGCTGCCGTGTCATATCTCAATATGTTGGTCAATAAAATCAATCAAGCGTTCTGCTGTTGTTACTCCAGCTATTGCTGGGTCTGTCTTTAGCCACTTAATAAATTCATACCAACGAGCTTGCTGCTGTGGCGTATCAAAAACAATTGTGTATTGCACAACTGCCTGTGGTGCGGATGATGGGGAAACAATTGTCGAGCCGCGGATTGCTGCGTCTGCTTGATCTACGCCTGGCCTAACATTCAGCTCAACACGCCCATCTCGATCTTTCGTTAATGACACTGCATTCATGTCAAGTCGCGCGACTGGCTTAGCCTGTGGCTCATCGTCGTCGTCATCTTCGTCGGAATAACCAAAGCCATTACCAACAGATGTTGGCGACTGAATAGTTGGTGGAACGTATGTTCCGACGTTCCCAACAACTTGATTATCTTGGCGAATCGCTTTTTGTTCTAATTCAGCGAACTCAAATTCGTCCCACCCAAGGCCCTCGATAAGTTCTGGATAGACATCGCCAATCTCAAGAATTACCTCGTTAAGTATGTCTGGCTCGGTGTAGCCAAGCTCCATAGTCCTATTGTCGGCAATGGCAAAAGCTATTGCTCGGGTGTTATCAACCTCGTAAGGGACGGCGGCTATTTTATCCCAACCAAGTTTTTTTGCAGCAAGAACTTGGTGATTGCCGGCAATAACAGTTGCTGTTCCATCGTCATTTGGTCTAATGACAATTGGCTTTATCTGGCCGAACTCTAGATATGAAGATGCAATGGCATCAACATCACCGCGACGCGGATTTGACTCAAGTGGAATCAACGTCTCGATATCAACACATAGGTGTGATAGCGAATCATGGATATTGTTCATAAAATTCCTTAGACCTGGACGCGTACGTTTGCATTAAGTGTACGCATAGCATCAATCGATGATCTAAGACTTAGCAGCGATTCACGTTTTGACTTGACAAGGGCTTCTGCGACTTTGTACTCGAAATAATCTTGTTCCATTTTGTAATCAGCCCAAGCCTCGCGCTGCTTAATCGCTCCGCTAGCGGAAAGATATTCTTTTGCCCAATTTGTCTTGTACTGGGCTTCTTTCTTGGACGCGTCAATAGATATTGATTCGAACTCTTCGGTTTCTTTTTCGAGTTTGTCCATTAGGCGCAATAATTCATTTTCAATTTCTACTTGACTGATCGGCGAGTTGCGCATCGGTCCCCTCATTTGCAGTTGTACCAAGGCATGTTAGCAGTGGGCTCCAGTCAATGCTGTCTAACGCTGATAGGTTCTGCTTAGGCCATTCAAAATCAGGACAATTTAAAATCTGTTTTCCCATTTGCTCGAGCACCCAAGCGTCACACATATCGTCAGACCCAGGTCCAGACCAGATAATTCCTGTCCTCGCTGATACGGCAGATATAACTTCGCTTTTGCTGGCATTGCCTTTCCCGGTAGCAAATTTCGCCCTGCAGGTTGGTGGGACATCGACAAAAGGTACGCCGAATTCCCATAGCCTCATACGAACTGCGCCGCCAAGCTCGCCAATACTGTGGGCCTGGCTATTCCGTGATGCGAAAGAATAGCCTTCGATAATTACAACATCGACTGAATTGTCAGCCAATATGCCAAGTATGTCATTGGATATTTCAGACAGGCGTTGCGCACCCTTGGATTTTGTAGAAATAATTCCGAATTTCTCGTTAATTGAATATCCGGTAGATGTAAGGGATAGATCGAGTCCCATCAATTTCAATGACATAAATCAACACTACTACAGCCTTTCAATCTGGCTGTAGATAGCAAACAACCGCACGGCGCTGCAGGAGCCATGCGGTTGTAGCCAAGAAGAATCAAATCAGTAACTAGGGCGAATGCTTCCCCCTTGGCCTTCTTGCCGTGGAAAACCACTAGACAATTGGATCACCTGCCCTTCTTGCTCGAAGCGGTCTGTATGGGTACCCACAAGAATATTACATACAAACAATTTAAAGAAAGGAGCAAGAATTGTCTTAATCGCGCTCCCACCCATGCTTGGCGAGTCCAAGTTCAAATGCTAATTCTGGATAATTTCCTATGCGAACATGACACACTCTGCATACAGCTAGAACGTTTGACTCATCAAGTATTGAACCACCCTGCGAGCGGCGAACCAATTCATGAACATCTCTGCTCAGGTGCTGTCGGTATGTAGCTTTATTATCATGCGCTGCAAAAACTTTGCATGCTTCACAAAATGGGCGCTCCTTAAGTATGTGCGCCACAAACTCACGCCGAAGGACGTATTTGTCCTCCATCTTCTTTGAGCGTTTTGCTATTGGTTTCTGCTGGCGCTTTAGTTGTGTTTTTGCACGAAGTGGTTTGTTCCGTCGCAGCATAAAAATCTCCAGTCCGTTTACCTGTGGACGTGGGATCTGACGTAACTACAGCAACAATGCGTCAACTAAAGATTGTCATCATTTATGGAGTCAAACACCCACTTGTAGTCAAGTGTAGACCATAAAGCTCGATCGATGGCTGTATCTTCAAGGTCATACTCGCGCAACATGCTCCTATGCTTCGCAATGGCTTTGCGCAAGAACTCGACCTTGTCCCAACCGTCGGATTCGATCTCTTTGCCTGTATCAATCATCAACTGCACCTCGTCAAGGCGCTTGTCAACGTGGAATTTAAACCTCTTAATCCTGGCAGACTTATTGCCGTAATAAGAAACAGCTTCTTGCGAAAGGCGCTTGCCCCCCGCCCCAATGCTCATGTATCGACGCTCATCCGCAATAGCATCTTCTTCTATTACGTCAATCTGATTCTGAAGGTTTTGCGAAAGGGCAACCAAGGCATCTCGCCATTTACCCCAATTCTCCATCTTCATGAGTTCGCCCTTGTGTAGTGGCGACAATTTGTTTTTAACTTCCTCTGCCACCATTCTGGCAAAAGCATCATCATTAACTATTGGCATATAATCCCTTAATTGATTTCCTAGTTTTTTGCCCAAGCCGGGCACATGTTTTTGAATCCACACCAATTACAAAGCATTGATGTGCGCGGTTCAAATTCGCCAGATACGCATCGATCTTCTATCCCGCGTCTTGTTTCCTGGAGTGTATGTATTACTTCGTCAATATCTTCTTGTGTCACATGTTTTTTAAACCTAACGCCATCTTTTAGATAAAGAAGTTCGACATCGTATGAGGAAGCATTAATCCCAACCGAAGACAACAATTGCGTATACACAATAAGTTGGAAAAACTTTTGGTCTACGTATGCCTTGCGTGGAGTTTTGCCAGTTTTGTAATCCGTGACACAGGCAGTATCACCATCAGCAAATAGCCTATCGATATAGCCGTGTATTTTTACTCCGCCGATTTCACCCTCAACGTGTGATTCCACAGAGTGCAGTTCAACGGATACGGGATCCTCGAGAAGCCAAAGATTTTCGATGCACCACCATGCTGTCCACCTAAAACGATTTAGGTCTTTGTCATTGTGGATTATCGATGAGACAAGTTCGCCCCACTTATCAGTCCATATGGTTCTGGCCAGTGATTTTGCCATCGCTTGCGTTCTGTCTGATGGCTCCATCCCGTAGAGCGTTTCAAGCACTTCGTGTACAAAGTTGCCAAGCATTGTGGATTCATTGCCAGGCTCCTGAAAGCCGTCTATCTTGCTGAATTTAAATTTCAGCGGGCACTGATTAAATGTAGAAACAGATGAAGGGGATAGAAAATCCGGGGCAATAAGTTTTGCATCGCTCATATCTCCGCTCAGTTCGCATCCTCTTTATAGGCTCCGCCAAAACGAAGCCGGAGCGCCTCGACCGTCAGGACCTCAAGGTCTTCCGGTGTTGCAGTTGATTTCGTCGGCTTTGGACGACCGCCGGCATGGCTGGACCAAAAGACATTTAGCTCATCCTTTTGCTCTTTTGTGAGGCCACTGACGATCTCTACAAATGCGTCCCAACGCTCATCGAAATCAGTCTTCGGAGCCTGTGGTGCACCATTATCTGGTGCTTGACCATTGGCATCAATTGCGTCCTCCGCATCAAGAGCTTCGGCCGACCGAGCTAGGTAGAGGCCAACGCCAAGCTGCTGGGCAGCTTTTTTCAGTGCATCAGATACGGCGCCCTTGAAATCATTGCCCAGGTCAACCGGCTTGTTATCACGCTTTTGGCGCTTGACTGACTGGCCTCCGATTGCTTCCTTGCGAATCGTGCGACCATTGATAATCGCAGTAAGTGCTACCTGTGCCGTAATTTCGTCCTGGTCGTATTCGTCGCGGCGAACCCAGATTACCTCTGTTGACCATCCATCGACCCCGAGCACCTTGTTCAGTCTGGCGATTACTTCGCTGATTGGCAGGTATACGAGCTCAACTCCGCTTTTGACGATGACCCGTTCCATTTCTTCTGGAAACTGGGCAGACAAAGAGTTTGCAATATCATTCACATTTATGTCCATAATAAAAATTCCTCTGTGTAATTAGTCTTTTGGTTTACGAACGATGAGGCTAGTCTTTAGCTCGCCAACATCGCAATAGTTATCGGGATTAATTCCGATTTTTCCTAGCTCCTTAACGCGCCAGTAAGATGGTGCGCAGTAATCAAGGATCTCCAAGGCGATTTCACGCGGCGACTTTGTTATTTCGCCAGTGTCCATATCTATGGCCATTTCCATAATCCTGTTAACAACGTCGGCGCCTAGATCTTTATGTTTCCAGCCGGTCCTGTTGTACGAAGATTTTCTTTCAATTTGCGCACCGTTCGAAAGCATGATGCCCTCATTTTCGCCCATGACAGCAAGAACGGTATTTGAAAAGTCGTCATACACAAGCGACAGATCGCGCTTGATGAAATTCAGCTCCGATAGGATTAAGCAAGCTTCCTCCATTGAGGCATCTGCTCCGCCAAAAGCGCGTAAATCCTTATCCAAATCAACAATTGCAGCTTGTAAAGCCTTTATTTTATCTAGCAATTTATTCCCTTTTCAGTTAATTAACTACTAGATCAGTATAGAAGCACGCTTTCTCTGCGGCAACCCTAGGCCAGTCAGTTCTGTGAACGCTCCAACCGCCGAGTCAACTTGGTCATCATGGTCGCATGCTTCGGGGAAGGAAGCAAACTCGTCCAGCCAGTTTGTGAGCCATGTTCCACGCACCAAGCGAACATTGCCATTGGCAACTGCCGCGGCGAAAGGTCGCGCGCGCGTTACTTTGTCGCCAGTTGACCGGAGCGCAGCAAAGTCATACCCAGGGACAACGTACCTTGCATATTGGTCA